GGGTTTCGGATTGCAGCCGATGAGACATTTTCAGAATGAGACATTCATCCTCGCTTGCGCCGATTTCCTTGCCCATTCCCTTTTGAAACAGCACCTGTCTGCTTTTGACGGTTACGGGAGCCAGCCAACGGTAATAGGGCGAAAACAGCGTCCTGACGATGCAGCCGTTCGGGATGAGTGACGGGTACCCGATCATCCCTGTTTCGACCGAAATAGTGATCGGTGTGATCGCTCTGGACTGACCGGCGGCAACGATAACCACCGTATTGCCCTCGAACTGAACCGAAATGTTCGCCTGCCTTGCGACAGACAGGATCATTTCCTTGTACGAACCGGACAAAGCCACATCAGTCAGCGACGTAGTGACCCCATTGTTTTCCAGCACGTACTTGTCCGCCGCTTCCGTCCGTGTCGCGTTATAGTTGTCCAGGATCGTCTGAATTATCTGCGGGACAGTAACCGACCCGTTGAACGAAATCGCGTTTGGCGGCGCGGTATTGAGCTTGAACGACGACATCGCAAAAATGTGCATCGGTACGGTAGGCATGCTGTTGTAGTCAGCCAGCGCCTGAAAAATCATGCCGGAGAACACAAGGATGTCGTTGCCCGTCTCGTCCTGCGCATACAGTGACACCGTGTTCGGTTTCAACAGGTTGATCTGGACAGTCCCTTTTATGAGCGTCAGCGCGTTCATCGTGTCCGCTTTCAGTCCAAAGACGACGATATGCGCTTCATCCAGCGCAGAGAAAGGGGAAACACGGATGTTCGCGTGGATTCTCAACCCTGAAAGCTCTATTCGGTTATCCTCTGGCTTTCCGGTAAAAGACCCCTCACCAAGCTCGAAAACGATGCGGAAAGTGCGTTTGACAAAGCTCATATAAATACAGATGTCAGTGCGCCGATATTCTGCGTTCTCTTTCGGATTTCAGCGACGATTTCGCTTGCTTCTGTCGATGGCGCATACACAGTAATGTTCTGCGTAACGGTCGGCGAAGACTGCGACACTTTCGTGGTAGCGGGGGCGACGCTGTAAGCCGCAGGTTGAACACGTGGCATGATGACGTTTGGTGTCTTGCTTGCTTCTGCGTATGTCGCGTTTCGGCCATTTTTCAAATACTCTTCTCGCATCCCCTTCAACCGCGCTCCCATCTCTGCGCCACTTATGGATGCTCTGTTTCCTTGTGTCCCGTGCCAATAGCTCAATCCTGTATCAGGATTTGCGACAGATGCCCATTGGGTTGCTATGGCTTTGATCGCACCATTCAGGTTGTTGTTGCGACCTTCTATATAATTTTTTACGGCGGGCAAGCTGTTCATAAGCGCCATTGCAAGCCTGTCCTGATTTTCTTCATTGAAAAGGTCTGATTCTTTCAAACCGGCAAGTCTTGTTGCCCGTCGTAAAGTCGCGGGAATGAATTGATACTTTCCTGCCGCGTTAAAATCCTTGTTCTTCTGACTTTGAAGCACATCTCCAATGGTCATGTTTACAAGATTGCGAGTTCCGGCCCCGCCGCCTTTTGCCTTTCCAAGGTTTACGCTGTTGTAACTCCCTTCCCCGCGCCCAATCAAATCTAAAGTTGCTCGATCGGTGTTGCTAATGCCGCCTTTCGCGTTTGCAGACGACCCTCTAGCCTCTTTTCTGACCTGATCTGCGTCATACTGGTAATCGGTATTCCCTGTCTCGCCTACCCCGGCGAAATATCCCAAAATTCCGGTATCTTCACCGCTCTTTATTTTCTTATCGACGCTTTCGCCAAATTCCTTGAATTTTTCCAGAACCGGAGCGAATGTCGCTTGCGCGATGTTTTTCAGCGACGTGAAAATTTTACCGATCTGCAAAATGACGTCTGTCAGCGCGCTTACCGAAGGAACCATTGCACTGACCGCGTTACCCAGACCGTCAAACAGCCCGAAATTCTCGTTGATTTTCAGGACTGAATCCGTCAGCGCGTTTTCCATTTCGGTCATCGCGCCAGACAGTTTTGCTGTGCTGGCGGCCATTTCGCGTGATGCTGCCGCTTGTCTTTTCAGCGATTCTGCCTGTTCCCTGGCATCGCTTCTGGTTGCCATGTCAGCCAAAGCGGGAGAAATGCCGCGAGACATCATCAGCTGCATCGCGCTTTCTCTGTCGCCGCCCGTGAATCCAAGCGCAAATTCACCGGCTTCGATCGCCATGTCGTACAGATCGCGGGCTTTGCCCTGCGCGTCAATGACGGAAACACCAAGATCGGTAAAGGCTTTGGTAATACCGGTCAGCTCTCCGCCGAACTTGAGCGCGGCAAACGATCCGGCAAGGTCATCGACGATGCTGTTTGCCTCGCTCGCAGAGTATCCAAGCGCCTTGAACTGGTTCTGCATCGCACGGATGCTCTTTTCGGACTGCCCGCTGCGAACCGCCATCTGACCAAGCAGCAGGTTCGCTTCCGATACGCGCTTGATGAACGACACGACAGCACCGGCAGACAGGACAAGCCCGAATGTACCGGCAAGGCGTTTCAGGGACGAGACAAGGGCATTCCCGGACACTTCGCCGGTGTCTTTCAGCCCTTCCAGCCCTTCTTCCGCCTTGTTCGCGGCCTTCTCGACGTTTTCAAGTTCCTTGACAGCGCCGGACGCCTTGACATCGACTTCAAGGGTAAATTTTTCGGATTCAGCCATTTTTCTGCGCTCTGTATTGTTCGATCAATGCGTTGTTGTACCGGTTGACGCACGCTACTTCGTACATCTTGTAAAGGTCGCGGCATCCATAAACGGTTTGAAGTTCGTGCAATGTCGCCAGCCGTTCAGACATGACCATGCCAATAGCAGGCGACACCGCTACATAGCTTATCTGGTGGACAGATACGCCAAAGTTCATCAGCCCTTCAAACTCTGGACGCCGTTGATAAAAAAATTGAGATGCAGTTCGATGGTTTTCATGCGCAGCATCATCAGGGTGCCGATTTCCTCGATGTCGTTTTCCGTCAGCTTCCGGCAAAAATCGTTCTTGCACTTGAGCTGCCAGCAAGACTTCATTTCATCCAGTAACGGCTTCATACGATCTGGATCGGCTTTCATCATCAGCTGAATGATCGCCGAACCGCCTGCCTGCGCCAGCAATTCAAGGTTTCCCGCTTTGCCAACAAGCCCTTGCAGGCTTGCCAGCGAGTTATCCTTGTCAGCGTCAATTAGCACACCGGCAAGGCGGTACGCATACCATTCGCCCTGTTCGGCAGACATTTCGGTAATGCGAAATACCTTGCCCGTATCACGACCGCCGGTGATTTCAACGTCCGTAAATTCTCGTGCCATGTGTCACCTTAAATCTTTGCCGGGGTGATTTTTCCCCAGTGAATGACATACTGCTTCGCTTCCTGCACGCGGTTGTGCGGCGCAACAGGCGTGTACGTCTGCATGACGCCCTTCGACAGCGTGTAGGATTGTCCAGTCGCAGGAACTTCGATGACCGCAGTCAGCCACAGGACTTCTTTCTGTGACTGGCTGTACTGATAGATCGTGTCAAACACTTCGACGGAATCGGAATCGGCTTGCAGCTGGATAGTCTGCGGAACGACATGAGGCGTGTAGCCTGCCGACATGTTCCCATCGACGCCCATACGGGTTTCTGCGGTCTGCACCGATTCGACTGTAAACGCGGTGTCCGACGCGAATCCTTGAACCTGAACACCTGCATACAAACCTTCGGCAGAAATCGTGAACTTCGAGTTCGCGGAAGTAATCGTTTTCGTCATGCTTCACCTCACCGGACGACAATGGATGCAACGGTGATCTGCTGGATGGAACCGCCGTCCATGTAATAGAGAGAAATGGGGGGGGACTGGCGCTGACCTCTGGTCTGTGCCGTTGCTTCGCCGATGTACAGGTAGTATCCCTGCGTTTGCAGCTCGGTCGAAATATCGAAGCCGAGTGCGGAAATGATCTGCGCTTTCTGGTTGTCGGACAGCGTGACGCCGATGCGGATCGTGCCGTTGTTAAGCGCTTCGTTGATCGGATCCGTGCATGCCAGTCGAATGAGCGCATTGCCGTCTGCGTTGTACGGTAGCGAGTTGACAGAAGTCAGCAGGGTTGCAATCGCCAGTTGCAGCTGTGCGTTCAGGTAAATCTGGTTGACATAGGTATCCGCAAACCCATAGTCGGAACCCGGAAGCTGGCTGTTGTACAGGAAATTGAACGTATTTCCTTCGCCTGCTGCGGAATAGGCCCCGTAATAGGTATAACCGTTCGACAGCAGCGTTTCCGCGTCTTGCAGGCTGGTAACCGTTGCAGCAAGACCGGATTGTGACTTGAACGCAAGGTCGATTCGCCCGTTGTACCGCGTCCAGTCGATAGACGCGATGCTGCCCATCGCCATTGCTGCAATAGAGATGTTGTCCCAGACAGGTAAAACCGCTTCGTACTTCATCTGCTGGCAGGTTTGCCCCAAGCAGGTTGAGTTGGCGACAAGTGCTTGCGGATCGTTGTCCCACGGGACGAACAGATACCGCTTGTTCTGCGTGTTGACCCATGCGCAGAAATCCTGCGGATTTTCCAGCGCGTCAACGATGGTGAACGTCGCCCAGTTGAGCGAAAGCGCCTGAATGCGATCCATTGCGGTAGTCGCCGTATCGGCATCTGCGCCCTGCGATACCGTCCCGGTAGCCAGACCAAGCGCGACTGCGCCGGGACCCGTGACCGCGCTGATTGTCGATGCTGCTCCGGTTGCGGTAACGGTGATACGGAAACAGTTGAATGTCGCGTCCCACGTGACGGTAGCGGCATCGGACGTGTTGAGTGCCGTAGTCAGCAATTCCGCTGCATTGGTGAAACTGGTCGCCGTGGACAGGTTTACACTGTCGATGTTGTACGCCTGACCACCGATGGTGACGGACAGCGCACCGGTAACGGCTTTCAGCTGATCCAGCGTCATACCTGCGAGAGACGAACCGCGTACCCACGCGCCGACCGCATCGGACGCATAAGGCGTGAAGATGATCGCCTGCGGTTTTTTCGTGCTGTTGTCGAAAGACAGGAAATAGTTGTCAGCCAGCGCCGCCAATGGGGACGAACTGCCGAAATACTCGGAAACAGCGTCGGCAGAATAGAACTGCTGTAACTGCCCGAAAGGAACGTCGGCTTCGGTCGTGACGAACACGCCGTTCAGCGCGAGCGGATTGCCGCCCGTACCAACAACACCCGGATTGATCGTCACAACCTGCGAAATCGGGATGGTTTGAGCCATTGGGAAACTCCAAAAAAAAAGCCGCCCGAAGGCGGCAAAGAGAGGAAAAGAGAAAAATCAGAGCGGCACGACTGTTGTCTGCGCCTTGTCAAAAAACTGTTGCGGAACAGATGCGACCGGGTTGTATTGCATTTTGATGTCAACCTTCCAGCGTTCGATGTATTGTTTTTCACCGGAAATCAGCGGTATTTGCATCGGTTCTCCTGATACCAGTGGCTTTATATCGTCAGGAAATGCGTAATATGCGTAATCGTTGTTTATCAGGTTGACGAACGTCTGCGCGTTGTTGCCTGACCCCGGCCCGTAGAAATCGACCTGCATCGTGTACTGCATTCGTGTCTTGACGTTTTGCGTCTGCACGGCGTCCGTGTCGGTGTAGCTGTTTTCTGTATAGGCCAGCCGGACTTTCGACACGTTGTTCATGATGACGAACTGCCCTTTCGGGGACGGAACACGGTTGATCTGGCCTTGAAATACCTGAATGCCCGGTAATATGGACGTGATGAACGTTCCAAGCGTCTGAAAAATCTGGGAATCGGTTGTATCAATCATCTGTTTGCAATGTCACGATGACGCAGCACCAGTCCGGCCATGTTTCCATGACCTGACTGACTAACCACGTCTGCGGAGAGCTGGCAGGGTCTTGCGGAAAAACAAGCAAATCCGCTCCGGTCGCATCTGGGCGCGAAATCGCTTTCACATCGCCATACAGATAGACCTTGCGCATCGTTCCCTGTATGTTCAGTCCGTTGATGTGCTGCAAATCCGAACCTGACAGCGCCTGCACATTGGCAAGAACCGTTGTGCTTTCGTATTCCGGTACCTGTTGGAAATCTTCGGACGTGGAAAACCCGGTAGAGCGCATCCACGTTACGGACGTGTTTGGATTGACGGTTTGTGTCACTCCGTTTGCTATTTGTCGTAGGTTCATTTTTTAACGGCAATTCCGGTGCAGGTGGCCAGCATGTGACCGGTGTCAACGAGTGGTTTTGTCGTCACGCCTTCGCCTCGCTGGCCTTCGGCAACCGCTCTGGCAGCATCGCCGACTGTTTTCCCGGTTATGTCTTTGCCTTCCTTGCGCCACTGACGCAACAGCACCGTCACGGGCGACAGTTCAGGCTCAAAGACCTGCGTAATGGTCTGGCGCATGTCTCCGGCAGCTTTTTGGGCTACCAGCGTCATGCCTTGTTCTGCGCTCATTTTCCCGCGCAGCACTTGAGAAACAACCTTCCCGGTCGTTCTTGCCCATTCTCCCTTCTGGGATTCAGCCGTTGGGCGCATAAAAGGCCGAGGCGGAATGCGTGACGTGCCGTACTCGTTGTATATGGCAACTTGCGCGACTGGCACGCCGTCGTCATAACGCGCAGATTCAAACCAGCCCACTTGTGCTGAATATTCCTCAAGCGACTTCATGCGCTTTTTCAGATCGTGCAGTTTCAAAACAGTCCACCTACATCCCGTATGGCGGATCCTTCCGGTTTACCCCCAAAATAAAATCCGCCGACCGTCAACATCTCGAACAAGGCAAGCAATTCCTGTCCATAGGGCGTTTTCATGAGCCAGTACTGCCAGGCATTTTTCAACTGAAAAACCGCCATCGAAACGGAGACACTCCCTTCTGCGGCACTCTGCACCATACCCCCGCCCGGATCATCTCCGCTTGCCGACTGTTGGCCGAGTCTGGCGAGATGAGCCGTCATAAGATTAAGTACATATTGCAGACGTTCTCCACATAAAAACCAGTTGTCATAGGGACAAATGCGCAAGGTCGCCCAGTTCCAGTACCGGGAGAGCGTTTCATCCGGATACTTGTCGGGATCGGCAAACTCGGGAAAGAGCTGCCGGAAAGCCGCCACGTCAAAAACGTGTTCAGCCATTATCGTCTTCCGGCTTGCCGACTTTCGGCGGATCCTTAAAGTCGGACGGCGTTTTCTGGGCCGATGCGTCTTTGCCTTCCATCGTGGAGGCCACTTTTTCAGGTTCGGACTTTTTCTTTTCCACCCGGATGAATCCTGCCTTGACATGATCCGCGAATGCCGTGCATTTCTGGAGAGCGTCTAGCTCTTCATCCGTCACTTCGGTAACCACGCCCAAAGGGGTGACGAGATTTTTTCCCATTCTCCCGTGACCGCCCTTGATCTGTACTTTTTTGATAGCCACATTCGGCTTGCCCTCCTCTTTGGAAGGACGCCACAAGGTGTATATCTGATCGTTCGTCAATGTGGAATAAACGTATGCCATGCCCTCTCCTTAAATGCCAGAACCACGATAAACCAGCGTCGGGCGCTTGCAAAGCACACCCGCACAAGCGTTCGAATAGGCCTCTTCATAGCCTTTTGTCAGTTGCTGGACACCCAACGTCATGAATTTCATCGGTACCAACTGATCGATGGTGTTGCCGTTATCCGTGCTGTCACCCTGATAGTTCGGCGCGAATAGGTAGAAGACATTTGCGCTGCCGTTGGCCGCATCCAGTTCAGGTGCAGAATCCAGCGTGACATTCGGATAATTTTTCTGCAACCAGTCATTGGCCGAATAACCCAGTTCCGTTGGCGTGGACAGATAGTCGATACACGAAATAGCAACGTGCAGTCTAAGCGGCGTTTTCTTGACGTCGATGTTGCCTTGCGCCTGAACACGCAAGCTCTGGAAGGCGGTCAACAAATCGGCGATGATCTCCAGGGTGGTTTTGTCTGCCCATTTGGTCGAACTGCCCGCCCCTGTCGCCACATTCTCGTAGGCCGGCAAGTTCGGATCGTTGAGATAACCATACGTGCGCCCGGTTCCGTCGTTATAACCGTAAAAGCCGATATAGTTACGGTTGATTTCTAACGAAGTGGTCGCCCCCATTCGACGGTTTTCCACGTCCGAATAGTTCATTTTGGCGGCACGCTTTTCACCAAGGCGACCGATACGCATGCCGGATTCGAACCGGACAATCGTGCGCCGCTCGTAGTTCGTGTTCCACGATCCCAGCGGGGTATTGGTTTCATCCCCATACGGCTGTGCAAAGCCGGTGCGTTCCGAAAAGCCCTGGACGATTTCTTCATCTTCCCAATCGCCCAATGTCGTAATACCGATCAGGTCGTCGATCTTTCTGGCCCAGGTCATAAACTGGACAAACCCTGGCATCCATGCCTGCAGGAACTGGATAGCGACCGGAATGGAGGGAGTTGACAACGGAGCGACGATATCGGCATCCAAGGCCATGCCGGCAGATTGCATACGCCGGAACGCCTGATACATGTTGAGGATATCTTCGCTATCTAATGCGATACCGATTTTCTCCAGATCCCGGATATCCTGCATGGAATCGACGCTAAATCCTTCAAGAGGACGCACCTTGCCGGCGGGAATGAACGAATGAATTTTTGATGGTTGCATGTAATAAATCCTTTACTCAGTCAGTTCGACGATCGCTTCGCCAGCCCCGGATGTATTGAAACGTACAATTTTCGAATTTGGGATCAGTGTGTAACCTTCTGATGCGGTTCCCGTGGAATTGGCTTTCAACGTGCCATCAGTCTGGGAAAACTCGATCTTGTTACCGATTGCGGCTGCGCTTTTGAGGTTGACCAGAATACCGCTTGTCAGCGTAACGCCCTGGACTACCGTATTGTTGGGCAGTGCCATGGTCGGTTCCAGTGTCCCGGCAGTCGTCCCGTTTAGCGCGTACAATTTCGAATTGGACAAAATTCCCGCGAAAGCGCCGGTCCCTCCGATCGTGAACTTGCCGTTTTCGCCGGTAACATGTGTCATGGCGCTTCCCACGACGTTCAGGGCTGCATTGGTTGTATTTAGGATGCCTGCCTGTGCCCGGACCGGGCCGGAAAGCACGATATCGCCGACAATACCGGTCGTCTGAAATTGTCTGATTGTTTTCTGGACTGCCATGTTTACCTCAATTCGTAAAATTTGTTGACCTGGTTGATGCGTTTTTTCCCCGGTTCGCTGTCCATTGCCATCGCACGAGAGGATGGAACAGGACGGTTGTGCAAATAGGCTTCCACTGCTGTCACGACTTGTCCCGCATCGGCTTTCAGCCCGAGTTTTCTTGCCGCATACCGGGCGACATCGATGGTCGTCATGGAATCGAACGCGAAAGTACCGATAAACGGCATCACTTTCTCGGCCAGCCGGTTACGCCGGGACAATTCCTCCAGGCTGTTTCGGGTGATTCTGTCCACCAGCTCGGCACTGTCCATGGCATGACGGGCGCCTTCCGATTCATGGAGACGGTCAAGATGTTCCCGTTCGGTTCTCATCTTTTCTTCTCCGTATTTCACGCCTTCGGCGAATGCTCGCTGGAATTCGGGACTTTCCGCATCCAGTCCGCAAGCATCCATCGCTTTTTTCATTCCTTCCGATTCATGTTCACGATCCAGCTTTCTGCGTTCATAGTTTTCGCCAGCCTTGACCGCTTCCCGGACACTCATGGGATCCGCGTCTTTTCCGCCCGGTTCTTCCTTGCGCTCGATTCTGTCGCGCTCGACGTTTTCACCGTATTTGAACGCTTCTTTTGCGTTGAAATCATCGTCACCGGTTGGCTTGCTATAGGCCAGATCGGTCAATTCGTCTTTCAGCTTGCCGATCGATTCTTCCGGAACATATTGTGCTAATACATCCAGCAAGCGACCGATCGCCGCATTTTTGTCTTCATCTTGCGTCATGTCTTTGATTTCTCCTGTTTCAGGGTCTTGGATATGGACGCCCGCAATCAGGGACGCCAGTTCTTTGATGGCTTCGGCCGCGGTGACTTCCACAGCCTCTACGTTGGATTCGTTCATAAATGCCTCCGGTTCCGCATCTGCAACGATTACATCTGGGCCGGCACGGCCTTTCCGGACCAGTGCTACGTGGTTTCCTTTGATATTTCTGATGATGAAGTCGTACCGAGTCCCGTTGAACTCGCCCTCCACGAAGTCAGGGTCGTACCGGTATGCGGCGGATATCTGGCGATAGGTGCCGTTCTCAATACCCTCTATTCCCATCCTGTCGGTGATGATGAGGGAATTTTCCAGATACGGCGCCGACCATTCGGCATCCGTACCTGTGTGTCCGACCTGATAATCCTTTGCTGGCGTATCAGGCGTGACAACATGGTGATTCAGCATAACCGGTAGCCCGTTGAATGTGCTGGCAGCTTTCTCGATTTCGTCCGCCGGGCGATATCCCCAGTATTCTTTTTGAGGATCCAGACCATGTTCCCGCCACCGTGGTATTTCGATACCGAGATAATGGACGACTTGTTCTTTGGTTATCGGCGTCAGGTCAACATGCAGAAAGCCGTTCGTGTCATATCGTCTGGAAGAAGATGCATCCAACGCAATCAAAATATCTTCCAAATTGTTTTCACCATCTTTCATGATCTCGTCCGCGAACCGGATATTTACAACCTCGTATTCCTTGGGTATAGTGTTATTCAAGCGTTCGGAATCGGACGCGAGCAAGGTCTGTGACCCGGTGCTTATTCGCCGGTTAAGAGCAGACTGGGAAAAACCAGCATCTTCTGCTGGCTTGGAAACTCCCCCCGCCGGGCTTTCACCTGGATTGGCTGGGAGTTTCTTTTTATCCCGATATTCAAATTTCGAACTGCCTTCCCTTGTTACGCTATACGCCGCCGGGTTCGGTGCGCTTCTATTTCTATCCAGTACGTCAACCATTGCAAGCCTCAATCCTTCATTGGTCTCAATGGATTTTCTGAAAGTAAAAACTTCTTTTGTATTGTCGTTTCTGGCGTGATACAGCGGTTCCGCCGTGCATTTTCCCGTTGCAATAATGTCGGGAATATGGACGAGCAATTCGCTTTTAATCGGGTCATTTTTCAATCCCCCTTTGATCTCACGCCATGTACCACCCGTGAAGAAAACAGGACACCTCTCTCCGTCAATCGTCGCAATGACCGCTTTACCCTGAAAGACTGTTTGAAGAACTCACGTGCTGTCCGGTAATGATCGCCGCTATTGGCCGCCAGCATCTTCTGGTATTCACTGGTTTTAGGTGAAGTATCTTTCAGGATATGCACATCATTTGTGCCATCCAGATCATGTAACCCCTTACCTTGCAAGACCTTTGGGCCGTCAACAATCGTTCCATCTTCAATCCGACAATGAACCCCGTTAGGCAATGTGATCCAACGTTCTTTTTCTTTACCGTTCATGAAAACTTAACAATAGGAATAAACGTGCACCGGCAAAAAGGCTCTTGCGACGGAAAGACATATCCCCCATCATCCCCTACGGGGGCACCTTTCGCCAGATCAAATTCTTTTCCATTGAACGCTTTGTGTTTGTGTCTGGGGTGCACCGTGCCACCGGTATGAACCCATATGCCTTTTTGGATCCCTGCGTTATCCAGCATTTGCCGGTTGAAGCTCTGGTATGCCTTTCTGGTCTGATCCAGTGCGATATTGTTCGCCCGGCGATAGCTCATTTCACCGTATTTCGCCAGATTCCTTGATAACTCTTTCAGACTGCTCGTCGGCGTGGTGATTGTCCGCATGACATCGCCGGAAATACGCTCGAAATACTGCGACGGGATGGATTTGATCAGATCCACTCCCTGATTGACGGATGCCTGGAAAATTTCTTTCATGGCTGGCGTCATGTTCTCAAGGCTGATCGTCACACCCTCAAAAAGTGGTTTTAACGAACTTTTACAGGACGCGCCGGATTCTCGCAAAATCCGGTTGATAAGCTCGTTGACTTTCTCACGGGCTATCGTGTCGAAGTATGACGACCATTGAACTTTCTTCGCCGTCAAAACAGCCTGAGCAGCTTGAGCAATTCCTCCCTCTTGCGCAAAGTCCTTTTTCTTGCCGGTATCGTCAAAAAGAGAAAGGACACCGTCACGACTGTCCTTTGTCATTGCTCGAACCCAGCGTTTCAGATCGCGGCTATATCGCCTCTCTACCGAAACCGGGTAATTCAGAGCCTTGCCCTTCTTCTTCCGCATAAAAATCGCTTTCCGGATTTACAGAATCAAATCCGCTCATCGGGTCACTCTCCAATGCCTGCGCAATGTCATCGCCCGATATGGCCCCGGTATCCCGTAGCGTCGAATAGTATTGGCCCGTTTTCAGGCGAATATCGGCCACTTCGCTTTCCGTCGGCTCATCGGTCGGGTTCCATGAAATTTCAAAATCAGGCATCACGCCGGTTTCTGGTTCGACATACGATTTCGCCATCAACAGGTAATGCCGCTTCAAAAGCGCTTCGAGCTCGTGCTTTTGCACGCTGCGCAAGGTTTTATCATATGCGCGTTTTTCAAACTCACCTGTTGCGTTAAATCCTTTTGGCGTCGTCCCTAATAGCTCCGTTACAGGGACACCGGCAACCGACGCCACCAGCTGATACTGGGTCATGATGACCGCATCCAGATCGGCCAGTGATGTTTCGTGTTGTTCGTATTCGTCATCTTGTCCGATCAGGAGCTGACCGTAATTGTCACGGTAATACGACTGTGCTTCCATCGCCCGGCGGGTCCGCTCCGGGTCCCCTACGACTTTGCCCAAATCGGTTTTGCGCACATTCATCCGCTTGGTCATCGTCAGTTGAGGGGCTTCGTTGGCGGTGCGCTCTGCGCAGTACACCCGCTCGTAGATCATTTGCGTCAGCGGGATACCACCATAGAAATAGGCCGGTTTCAATATATCCGGCACATCAGCATAACGCGTGATGATTAGATGCGAGCGGTGGTATTTTTTGCCACCGATCATCCAGTATTCGGGATCGTAAAAATGTCGGTTGGCAGGACGATAGACATCTTCCCCTGTCAGTAAAGGAGCACACCAATACGGATCAACCTGCGATATCCCTTTGTATGATCCCGGTGTCACACCGTCGATGTTGAACTGATTTTCATAGTACGAAGGATCATCGCTTTGCACATCGAACAGGGCAATCCGCACACCGAAAATACGCAAAAACTGGGAATATTCGATGAGGTTTTCTGTTATCCGGAAAGCTGTATCCCTGGCAGTCAACGCTTGCGTTATCTCTTCGGATCTATCTCCCTCTATCGAGAGCTCCCAACCGTTGCGTGTCGCATCCTTGCCGGGGGCGACACAAGCCTTGTTGATCAACCAGTGTTGGGACAACAAGGCACATGTCTGATATCCGATAAAGCCTTGCATGGCATACCATGACAGCAAGGTGTTCGATACCGGCGAGTTGGCAATCGAGAATATGCCTTTGGTCGGGATCGGATTGTTTCCCGAATCCATTGCCATTTCGGCATCCGGGAAAACCGGTTCCAGGAAAACACGCCGGTCGATTTCCGCCCGTGACATTTCCGGTATGTTGTGCGTGGAGAAAGCTAAAAGTCCGTTGACCGACTTTTTCTTTTTTTTCTTTTCTTCGCGCACGGGTTCTTCCCCGCGTACCCAGTCAAAAAAGCTCATACCAAATCATTTATTTCAATCCACGCACCCAAAAGGAAGCGACATCACACCAAATCAAACCAGTCTGCGCCCTTGCGCTTGATGTATCCATCCAGCGAGTAACGTAATGCATCCCAAAGATGGTTGTTCTTGTCCTCGATCACTGGCAATATTTCGTTGGTTCGTTTGTCTATCTTGTACCGGTACAATCTGGCTTCTTCCGCCATGTGTTTGCAACGGTCATGGATGATGATTTGCCGGAACCCTTTCAGGTGTGCGATTCCGTCTTCAATGCTACCTTGCCACTTGTCCGCTGCGGAAATGTTGAATCCGTGTTCTTTGTGAAGGTAGCTGATCGTTTCCGGTCTGGCGCTATCGGCCTTGATCGGCCACTTGCGCGCTCCAGGAACGGCATCGTACAACTGGGGCAGTTCGGTGATTTCTACCCCCACTCCATATGCCTCGTATTCGATATACAGACAATCATCAAGGATAAAGCTGCGTACTAGCGTGCTGGGATCTTTGGCAAAACCGAAGTCGGCACCAAAAAACAGTCTGTCCGCTTTTTCCCACAGATCATCAGGAAACGCCTCTACCCGATACTTGCCAGCAAAAATGACCGCGTCGCTTATGGTCAACGGTTTGCCAAGCCAGACATGCTCATATGCTGAATAGTCTGTTTCCTTTAGATACTCCATTTCTTTTCGGAGCACTTCCGGAAACCACGGGTTATCGAAGTAATTGACTTCTGCACTGCAACAGTCCGGCGGCGGAGCAGTTACGAATCGTCTGTATGTCGGCGCGTCCTCGTCAGTGGGGTTCCAGCTCAACCATATTTCAGAACCTGATTTTCTGATCGTCGGGATCAGTATTGACCATGATTCCTCGCTGACCGTCTGCGCTTCCTCGACCCAACATATATCAATACCTTCCGTTGACTTGATACCTTGAGGGTCGTATTTCAGACCTTTGAAGATGAACTCCGATCCAACCGAACTTCTGATACTGTTTTCCGTTATCCTGAACCATGGGTGAAGGCCCATGGAATTGATCTGGTCGGTTATCAGCTTGTGAACAGAATCCCGAATCGTGTTCTGGACTTCTCTGGCACACAATACTCGTTTCGGTCTGCTGTAAGCCATCACGGTCAACGCTTTGGCGAAGTTCACAGACTTGCCGGAACCGCGACCGCCGTAGAAGTTCTTGTAACGATATGGCTTGAAAAGACCTGCAAATGCCGGTGCAAATTCAACGTTGAGGGAAGATGACATTGATTGAAGGTGGAACAAGCGGCTCACCATCTACACCAGATATTGCGTTTACAGGCTTCTCACCGATGCTGTCCCGTATTGCTTCAAAAGCCCGAACATCACCGGAGAGAGCTTTTTCGAGTAAAGCAACAACTATCGCATCCTGTCGTGTCGCACCATCCGGCATTTTTCCCGAAAGCATCATTTCAAGCGTTTCACGGATCGTTTTTTTCTTGCGTCTTGCTTCACCTGACGCGATACCGCCTTTTTTGCCTTTTTCTCTCGCTTCGTTCTCGCTTCTGACCGGATTCAAATTTCTTTCATTTGCCATGCGATCACCAGCGCAATGCGAAAATAACAGCAGCGGCACCAAGACAAACAAGAAACGCAAATATGCCGCTTCCTACCAATAATCCATATATATTGGATGCTGTTTTGTCCATATTGCCGGTTACTTTTGCCAACGTTCAGGGGTTTTGTTTTATGCGATGCAACAAAAAAGCCCCCGAAATTCGGAGGCTTTATATTATGGATGCATTTATCCATTTTGGAAATTAACACGTATTATGCATCGTTTTTTTTGCATGGTCAAGGATTTGTTCTGTTTTTTATGCACATTGCCGATAATTCGCCGGCTCCCTTTTTCGCTAACTCCCTGAATTGCTCGTCTGTATAAACCTTCTCTATGATTTTTGATTTGTCGGCATCAGCCAACACCCCGTTACAAGCTGTTGCGGCCGGTTCCCTATTGAACCTGGACAGGCATTCGAGCAGCTTTCCGATACTCGCGTTTCATTGCGTGGCTTCCCTTTCCCTGACGCGCCATCGCTCACTGATTCGCAGCTGAAATTCATCGTGAATGAGGCGTACTTCGGCAGATTCAGCACGATCGACAGCTTGCCGTCCATTCCGTGCCATGAACTTGCTTCCCGCCCGTCCGGATGGAAGCCGTTGCGGTAGTTCTTCATTTGTTCAGCAATTCCCGCATGACAACCGGCATAGCCGCTTTGATAAATTCCCACGACAGTGAAACGGCTGCCTGCCGTGCTTTGTTCCGGATCCGTAACCAAACGTTTTGATCGCGCAGCGCGTCCAGCAAGTCATGACCTGCCATCGAAATGAACACGCCCTGAACGTCATATTGCGAAAATTTGCCCGCCCATCCTCGCGTTATCTTGCCGTTCTGCAAAATCCCCGCATCCAGCATGATTTCGATATGTCCGAGTACATCCTCTTCCGACATGCCGGAATCAAGATACTTTTCCTTTTCAAGATAGACCAGCAGTTCGACTGCTTCCACTTTTTCAAGGATGATCCTGATCGTGTCCCAGTTACGCTTCATTTACGATCCCCTTGTCCGTTAAAATCCTGTCAACCGTCCGGTAAGCAACCGCATCCATTCCTTCTTTTCCTCTTGTCCCGCGCAAGTACGCCTTGATGTCTTTCATCTGTCGCGTGATGGTGGACACGTGAACACCCGCATTACTTGCGACAAGCGTTGCAGACGGACGGATGCCGCTGTAATACGCCTTGACGCACCAGACAACCGCCCCCCGATCTGCACCGCGCAATGCGTTTTTGCACACGTCGAGAACAATGTACGGTATCGCTTCCGACCATTCCCTGTTTTCGATCTTGCCGGAACAGCAAGCATGACCGCAGCTGCACGGCAACCACATCGGCGCGTATTTCGCGGTTATCAGGCTTTCGATCAGTTTCCCGGCGGAACTGACTTCTCGCCGGATCATGCCGGCCTGTGCCGCGCCATTCAGACCGCCCAGCCCCTTTCCGGTTGTTGGCAATGGTTCCGGCGATAGACGCGCTGTGACGCAGTTTTGACCTGTGTAGTTGTAGGCGAAAATCAAAGCCTGTTCGGTGTTTTCAAACAATGTCATTCTCCGCAGCAAAGTTCAACCGATTTTTTTCATAAAACTCACGCGTTTCCGCATTAAAGCTTTCTAAAAATTCGTTCATTGATTGTTCTGCGCGTCTCAAGAAATTATCGAATTTTCTTCTTGTAAATGTTTCTGGAAAGAAAATCTCTATACAAAATCCATAGTTAATGATCCTCACAGGTGGAGAGCAGCGCGGTTTTATGGGTTTTCTAAATTTCCTCACGTGTTTTCGATACAAGGATATTTCCATTTTTGCTTGCGCATCTATTCGGCTCCGTTTTTTTGGGTAATTTTTTTCTCGGTTCCTGTTCTTCATCGTTTGCCCTATATGCATTCAACCAACACTTCTACCCGCGGAAAGTCGGAATATCGCTTATCGACAGTCGCATGCGATACCTTCGCATCGTCAGCGTAAACCACGCCATTCAAGGCGTCCGACACAACCTTGCCGACGTTGTCCCAGTCCGGCTTTTTTGTATGCCTGAATTCACCGGACAATGCTTTTGCCCTGACCGACTTTGTGCAGGATTTCGGTATCGGGAAAAACGCCGTCACGGAAAGCGAAATCGCGCCCGTGAGCAGCTTTTTGCCCTTCATGGCTTTCATGGCACACAGCTTGACGATCGCTTCGTATGAGCGCGTTTTATCGGGCGTGTAGGCGTGTCCGTTTTTCGTGAAACGCGGACGGGCTTTTGCGACTGGGGCGCCGGGAACGGAAAATCGGATACAGGTCATATTTACCCCTACTGCACTTTGTGGACGAGAGTATCGTCCGGGAACGACAATGGTGCTTTACCGACGGACTGTCTCGCCTCATTAAGTATCTGTATCCGGCGGCCGATTTCATCCCGGGACACCCCGAAGAAATCTTCAATCAATCTGGAGCTATATACCGGTGTTCCGTCTGCCAGATAACCATCCGGTTTGGGTAGCATTCCTTGCCGAATACCGGCGTCAACGATTTTGTCTTTCAGCTCATCCGGTACAAGTGCCAGCATCGTTCCCATCCACTTCAGTGCCTGAGCAGACGTTACCCCGTATTTTTTCTTTGCCCGGGCATAATCCTCCAGAGCATTTAATAACGCTGTTTTCTCGGTTCCCATGTTTTATCCTTTCATCGTGCATCTCTGTTTTTTTCAAATGTGTCCTTCTGTTTGATCTCAACACATGCTTTAACAGCGCTATCCCATATCGCCATTCCTTGCCAAAACGGGGAAAGCGGCTTTTTGTCCGGTTTTTCGTCAAGTTTCGCCAGCAATGCCGGTATCCGCTCGTCGTCTGCAATCGTGTAGCGGTATGGGTATATCCCTGGTGCCCTTTTCACTATCCCGAGCTGACACATATGGCGCAAGGCAGCAGAAACGTTTTTCGTGTTATTTTCGATTTCTTCCGCGATCTGCTTTACGGGATAATCCCAGCATGGTCTTTTATATAAAAAGGCCAGGATATTGAGGTGCTGCCGTTTCAACCGGCCAAGCGCAAGGATTGATGGTTTCATGCCGCCCCCAGTAACGCACGAACCTTGTCTCCCGCACGGGTTATCATCTGCGGGATATCTCCTCCCATCTGGATGACCCGTCGGGCCTTTTCCGGATCTCCGATCAACACCGGTTTACCACAATCAAAACCATGACGGCTGTTGTTGGCGTTGGCGATACCTGTCAACACCCCTTTGTATTCCGGCGTGATGCCACGTGACGCATAGCCGCGATAACGCACCTCGAACTCCTTGGCGACAAACGGCCATTCGTCCTCGGTCTTTTTGCCGAACTCGATCCACCCTCCCATGTCATCGATGACACGATGGATTAGCGGATCATCGAACACGACATCTTGCCACGTGCCGACCTGTCGAACTGCTTTATCGACTTTTGTCCAGGCGATCATCGCGCTGTCGGTTGACGTGCCCCCAATCATCCGGACAACGTCCGCCGGCTTTGGCATGTATTGACCATTATCCGGGTTGACTGCGTGGCGACTTAACGCTTCGCTTATCGCTCTCAGGTCATAGTCTTTCAGGCCGTTCCACCACAGCGACAGGGCAAACTCCGAGATGGTTTTTCCGTACAGGTCGTAAGTCGCCGATATGATTTGCCTGAATTCGTCAAAGTCCCTGTTCTGCATAATCTTCTCCAAAAATCAATCGTTTAGCACGTTCTCCAGCTTCCATGTTCCGTTCGTACAGCGTTTTTTCCTGTCTGCCTCCCGGACGGTTACGCACCCAATCTGCCTTGAATCCGCGCCAGCCGTTAGCGCAAACGGTTTCCAGCACCTCCGTCAATGTCATTCCGGCTTTTTGCGCTTCCCGGATCAATCCTTTGATCGCTGTCTCCGATATCGGTGCTTTCAAGCGCTTTCGCAATTCGGCAAAGTCTCTGGCAACGTCATCAGGCACTCCATCCCGGATCAGCAGGTCGGTCGAAAACGGCGCTTGCGCCTTTTGACGGTTCCCTGATGGTTCTATTGATGGTTCATTGATGGTTATGGGTGCACGTGGTGCGGGGGTGGGGTGCATCTGGTGCGGGGCGCATCTCCTGCGGGGGTGCATCTGGTGCGGGGGTTGTGGATAACTCCGGCCATTCTGAAACAGGTGAAATCCGGTATATCGTGCTTTGTCCCTTGCGCATTGTCGCGATCATGTATCCCATTTCGACAAGACGCTTGATCGCCCCCTGCACTGCACGTTCTGACAGACTTGTTTTTTTGCATAGGGTCGATATGGACGGGTAGCAATCGCCCTCATCGCTGGCGTTATCACATAGTGCGACAAAAACAAACTTCTGCGTTGTCGGCAATTCGGTTCCGAATGCCGCTGTCATCAGTTTTACGCTCATTTCTTTACCCCAACCATTCCCGATAAAAACCACCATTCCACCGTCTTCCGGTGGGCCTCTTCCCACGCTTCAACGCGTTCTGCCTTGCTCAATCGGCTCCCCTGATCGATTTCCATATGGCAGTCATGGCACAGATAAGCCACTCGGAAATCATGCGCCTTGATCCCTTTCCCCTTCCCGTCCCGCGACTGATTGCTGTGAGCGGCTACAACGGTTCTGTCATTGACACGACCACATGCAAAACAGCAAGGCGAGAATTTCGCAAAATCAAGTAACTTTTTATTCCGGTAGATCACGCAAACATCCTTTCGGAAATGCCAAACTGGACACCAAGAGACGCTCCATAGGCGTATATTTGTTCGAGATAAAGAGAAAACCCTTTTGTTGTCAGATCGCCCGTTGACGCCTTCAGAATCCGTTCACCAGAAGGCAAATACCGCCATTTCTGATAACCTTCCCGCGTAAGTTCCGTATCGGCTTCTTCTGGCAAAAATTCCCGTTTGAAATGCTCGTGCCAGACATCGGCCGAGTACGTCTGACCGTTGACGTATGCCTGACTCGCAATGTCACGCAGCGGCCCTGCCCACATCAGCGCGTTCTGGTCTTTGTTTCGGCTTTTGATTTGTTCGCCGATCCTGATTTCAATCGGGTTGGCAGCGTCAACCGGAACAGTCTTGAGCACCGCAATCGCGGTACCAAGCTGCGCCGGACTGACGACAAGGATTTTCCGTGTAGGGAACCGAGCGCGTTTCATGGTTTTCTCCAGATTTTGATTTCGCGGCGATGACCGGCTGTGCGAGTGGACAGCGCACGCCAACCGGTGTCGATTAACCCATGTTCCTTGATCTGCTGGTGTAACAGGCCGCCCCAAGCATTCGGGTGATGCGGTTCAGGTAATCCGTCTTCTTCTGCGAACTGGCGGAACATGTCAGAGGTGAACTCCCTGTTTCCGATATGGACAAGGAAGCGGCGGAAACATGCTTCTGCGCTGGCCGTCCAGTCGGATTGCAGAACAGAAGAAATGCCGGCTTGTTTCTTTGCTTCTCCAGTCATTTCCCCTCCAGTTTCATATACTTCGCATGTTCGTGATCCGGCAGGTACGAACCGCGTTCGATCATGCCTCGTGCCAGTTCAACAGCCGATCGCCTTGTCCAGCCTTCATTGAAGAAGTACCGGATCAGGGCCTTTTCATCGTATGCATGGTTCTTTCCCCGAAACACACTTCATTTTTCTTCCATATCTGACCGTTCACGGGCTTCTTTTTCCATAAATTCAATTCCCGGTACTTCGATACCGTTCTCTTTTGCCAGCTTGATTAAAGCCAAGCAAATATCGAAAGATGGACTTTTCGTCTTTCCCGTATGTAGCAAGCTCACATTTGACTGGGAACAGCCAAGGTGCTTTGCGATTTCCTCTTGACGGAATCCTTTTTCGATCAGTTTGGCGGTTATTTGTTGAGCAATCATGCTTATATTATGCGCATGCTTATATTTTAAGTCAACAAAATACTTATCATTTTTTGTATTAGGATGCTCATATGAATATTGGACGAAGATTAAAAGAAGAAAGAAATTTAAAAGGGCTGTCTCAACAACAGCTTGCGGATGCTGTTGGCATAAAACAATCTGCTATCTCGCAACTTGAAAGCGGCGCCTCGCAAAAAACTACTTACGCTGCCGCAATAGCGGCCAAACTGGGAGTAAACGCCTTATGGCTTGAAACTGGAAGAGGCCCTAAATATCCGGAAGTTTCCGAACCACAGTCCCCCTCAGAAGACGAATATTTCCTTGTACCGATACTCGACGTACACGCTGCGTGCGGGAACGGACATTTCAACGATCAGGCGCTTGTGGAAGGCGGTTTCGCGCTGCCAAAAGTCATGCTGCATGATCTGGGCGTGCCTGAAGGACAAGGACGCATCATCCATGCGAAGGGTAATAGCATGGCTCCAACGATTCAGGACGGGGCCGTAGTTCTCATTAATCTGGCTGACAAGGAGCCAATGATGAGTAAAGTGTATGCGGTTTGCCTGCCGCATGAAGGTCTCGTGCTGAAACGACTGACTTATGAATACATCGAGGCTGCGGGGACGTCCGTCTGGATGATGAAGAGCGACAATCCGGACAAGAACCAGCATCCGGACAGGCGTTTGCCTCCTGACGAATCAACGATCATCGTCGGGCGGGCAGTGTGGTATGGGAACAGATTGTGAGATATAACTATGACAAATGAAAACCAAGACAACCAAGAAAAACCAGAACCGAAACCAGTTACCATTCCGGCAAAAATGCCAGAAGGTCTAGCCTTTGATCATGACCCATTTCAGAATGACCACAAGCAAACCAAAAATGGGCGCGATGGACGAAATGATTAGAACCGCATTGAATGTATTGACCATCTTCTGACATGCCCTGTTGATTTCTCTGTAAGCATCGCATAGCCAAATCAACCTTGTTCTTTTGACGCGTTTCAGTTCATAGCTGTCCTGATACAAAATATCTGGCGGGTAGAATGCTGCTGCCCGCCCCTTCCCGAACAAGCAAGAAAACATCATGAAAGCGCCGCAAGCAAACCAGACTGCGGCGACACAAAGCATTTCGTAAAAAAATGCGGACTTCAAGCCATCGGCAATCAACCACATCGTTACACCCGCGACGCCCGTCACAATAAGACTTGTCAACTTCTGGCATCGCTCCCTGATATTCCAGAAAGATTGTTCCTGCCGCTTCACTCCCTCTTCCCCTATTCTCTCAAGAAAATCAACAAATTCATCCGACGCATTGTCGAAGTAATCTTCTTTCAATTCTTTAGCATCCATATCTCATCCTCAAAATTGACCTGCATCAATTTTATCAGAAAAACATAAGCGTTATATCATTTTACTTATTGATTTATAATATCAGTAATCTTATAATTACTCCATCAACTAAACAATGACGGAGTAAAAAATGGCACACGCAACAAGAGATTTCTGTCCAGTGATGGCCGATCTGGCCGCATACGAAAGACAGCAGGATCGCTACGGCCATTTTTGTGATCGGGTCAACAAGGTTGTTGATGAGCTTCTGGCGGGCGATTTCAACCCTGCTCTGCCAGAAAACATCTCTGAAGCGCTGGAAACTTTCGACGCCTCCCAGATGACAAGCGACCAGATCAAAGACTCCATCTGGGCGTACTGGAATGATGCCGCCGAAAACTTGGCAGTACAAATCATAGACGAAGAAGACGAACGTGCCCGGGAAGCAGAAGAGCAAGCCAGATATTACTCCTGCAACGATTAACACCGGCCTCACGCGTCGTGGTCGGTCTGGTTTCCGGATCCAGATAAAACCGGATTTTCTAAAGGTTGATTTTGATGATGAAAAATATGCTTGAACTTTTTACCGGTATTGGATGGGCATTGTATATCGGCCTGTTCTGGGTTGCGGCGGAAATCATCAGAGGAGCAATAGCATGACATTGACACAAGCTAAAAACTATCTCGGTGACACTTACATCCTTTCGCCTGAATATGACAGGGATGACAATCCGGCGCATTCGTACCGTGACGGGGCTTACTGGTTACAACCGGAAAACATTGAGGCAGCCCGCGAAATGGTCAAGGAGATAGCATGAGCGACACGAAAAACGTCTATGCCGCGATCAATGCGGTACAAGCGGCCTTGTCAAAGATTGGTATCACAAAAAACCGCGAGGCGAAGGACTGGAACAACAAGCCGATGTATGCCTTTCGGGGTATTGATGATGTGTATAACGTGATTTCCCCCCTGTTGGCAGAACATCACCTGTGCATTATCCCTCGCATGGTATCGCGGGATTGTGTCGAGCGAAAAAGCACGAAGGGAGCCGCACTGTTTTATGTGACGGTTGAGGCAGAGTTTGACTTTGTATCGGCCGAAGACGGTTCAAAGCACACTGCGCGGACGTTCGGCGAAGCGATGGACAGCGGGGACAAAGCAACCAACAAGGCTATGAGTGCTGCATATAAATACGCCTGTTTCCAAACATTCGCCATACCGACAGAGGGAGACAATGACCCTGACGCAACGGTACAGGAGCCCATTCAGCCGAAGTCTGATTTTGACGATCTGGAAGACCCGGATGACTGGACAGACGTTTTCACAGCAATGGGTGACGCATCAACCGTCGAGGAACTGCAAGCCATCTTTGGCGATGCATGGAAAAAGGCGAATCCAAAAGATCGTCCGTCAATCAAGAAAGAATATGACCGCCTGAAAGCGATACTGGAGAAAAAGCAATGAGCATAAACAAAGTCATCATTATTGGATTCTGCGGTCGCGATCCGGAAAACCGATATCTGCCGAGCGGCGAACAGGTTACCAGTATTGCAGTAGCCACGACTGATCGCTGGCGTGACAAGGCTACTGGCGAACAGAAGGAAGCGACCGAGTGGCATAGATGCGTTTTCTTCGGGAAGCTGGCCGAAATTGCCGGACAGTATCTGAAAAAAGGGGTGCAGGTTTATGTGGAAGGACGGCTGAAAACACGGAAGTACACAGACAAAAATGGCATAGAGCGTTACCAGACTGAAATCATCGCCGATCAGATGCAGATGCTTGGCCAAAAGCATGATGGTCAGCAAACAAAGCGAAATACGTATCAGGCAGGTAAAGACGGTTCAGACGATATTCCTTTTTGAAGGGTGTTTTGAAGGGTGAATTATGCGAACGCAAATCAAGGTCAGGAGAAACGACAAACAAGCCCTGCTGGCGAAAATGAAGATTATTCAGGGCTGGAACGGGAAAATGAGCGAAGACGAGAAGCAGGTATTGTCTCTCTTCCATTGGTTGTCTCTGGACTGGCTCAAACGGACGGCCAATCGTGATGCCATGATGAATTTGGTATTTGTCTGCAACATTGCCCTGATCCTTGCTAATAAGGGATATCCGCGAAATTACATGGGCGAAAACAATGAAGACTTTGCCACTGTATTGACGCACCTGAAACAGGCTATTGAACGCGGGAAAAAGACCGGTTCGTGGGCGTTAAACGGTGAACTCATTATGAAAATGCCAGCGATTCTCGCCCTGCATGATCGTCAGCTGGAAGAGGTTTCCCGAAAGGTTTATGAGGGCGTGAACCAATATGTAGGAGAAAACGCATGAGTAACTTGTACAAGCTGTCTGCCGAAGTGGCCACACTCAAGGACAAACTCGAAAACTCAGGGCAAGACCCGCAGACAATCGCCGATACCATCGAGGCGGAAAGCTTCGATTTTGAAAAGAAATGTCTTGCCACAGGCTATATCGTGAAAGAGTTTGAGGGAAAGATCATCGCTCTTGAAAACGCTTGCGACGAAATGTGTCAGCGAAAAGTGCATTTTGAGAACAAGCGCAAAAGCTTGCTTGAGTACTTACAGACGTGCATGACCATCGCTGGAGTGCGGAAAGTCGAGGGACTGGAGTTCGATATTGTGATTAAGAAGAACCCGCATGCCGTGCAGATCATCGACGATGGGCTGGTACCGGAAGTGTACGGAAAAATTCCGGAACCCGAGCCAGCAAGATTGGATAAAAGGCGACTCCTGAAGGACTTGAAGGACGGCAAAAGCGTCCCTGGCTGTCAACTGGAACAGACCGAACGGGTGGAAATCAGATGAGACTGAAAGACTGGCTGATGGATCAGCCGCCAGACGAACCAACAAACGAAGACGAGCAAAACTCATCCCCCGTCCAGTAGCGGTGACGGGGAGACGAAACAACCGCTACGGCGTGAGGGTGACACCGACCACGCGTACTCATGATTATCTTTCCTTCGCCAGTTCCCCGGCTCTGGACAAAAGCCGGAATAACCAAAGGAGAAATGAAATGAATGAACTGGTGAAGTTGCGCGAAATGCTTTGCGAGATTTTTGGCAATGTGGATTCTTATTTGGTTGTCACAAGAGATGGCGATCAGGCCTACACGGCATTTGATGCCAACAATGATGATCTGGCTTATATGGTTGCGCTCGCCAATAAAGCGCTTATGCAGCGCCTTGAACAAAAAAATAAAAATCTGAATTGAACCTTGAAAATACCATGAGTAAACCATATTGCCGCTACTGCAAGAATGACATACATCTGTACTACATCGGGGACGCCGAATATCCATATCAGAAGGACTACGGCCCTGTCTGGAAATGTGTCCCGTGTGACGCTTATGTTGGGTGCCACAAGGGCACCGAACGCCCTCTTGGCCTAGTAGCGGATGCAGCAACCCGCGCTGCAAAAATCAAGGCTCATGCCGCTTTCGATCCTCTATGGATGCGGAAAATGCGAAAAGAAGGGATATCGAAATCGGTCGCTCGTGGTGCTGGATACCGCTGGCTTGCTGATCAACTAGGCATCCCAAAAGAAAAATGTCATATCGGTATGTTCAGCGTCGATACCTGTCTGCGAGTTATAGAAATTTGCGAAAACGTTGGGAGGAGATAGAGAAATGAAAGCAGTAATAACCATTGAAGACGATGGGGATGAGGTAAAGATAAATGCCTATTTCGGAGAAAACGGCATTAACGATGAATCGTATGCGCACTATTTGGCATGTTTTGCCGTAGGAAAAATCGCTGAAAAAATGAAATCAGAAGACGCTTGACAGACAGGTGAACTATGAGTGAATTGGAAAAGATTTCGGCTGTAAAGGAAAAAAGTCAGGCAATCGGAGAATTTCTGGAGTGGGCACGATCGGAAGGATTTTTTCTCGCAAGCTGGCAGCATTTCGGAAATCCGGAGCCTGAAGGTTACGACAGACTTCTCGGGTGAACGATGAAAGAAATAGTTGATCGGATTCTGGCCGGTAGTGTTGTGGATATTGCCAAAGACGGTGGGGATTATTACTTAAATGTTTTAAAGGATGGCAATAAATATAAAATCGGCTTTATGAGTTCGTTGCATAACAAGGAATATGGCTCGCGTTTAACCGTTGAAATGATTAAAGAGGCCGTAGAACGTTTGATTGCGTTGTCGGATGAATTGAATGCTCGGAAGAAGTTTAAAAATGGAGACAAGTATTTTACTGTAAGGCCCAACGGAAAAATAATTGATTGGTATTTCGATTCTTCTGAATCAGGGGACATGGCACGTCTGTATATGGGCAATCTGTTCACGACACTTAAAGAAGCCGAAGAAAATAAAGGCGCTGTTATGGCGAAGTATCAGGAGTTGAGAGACAAGGGATTAGTATGAGCTATATGAAACGAATCATACTAATTTTACTGGGGTTATACATATTATTTTGTCCTTTTATCCCGGTGTTTTTTGATGAATCCATGAGAGAAGAATTAAAGGCGGCAGTCTTTTTATCTTTAATAATGGCACTCAGTTTCATGCCGATTGTTTATGTTTTTTGGGATTTAATAGATGACGACTGAAAGAAAACCACATAAATGGGCCGAAATCATCAAGGCTTGGGCTGATGGAAAACCGATACAGTATAAGTATTTGGACTGGAAAGACAGCGAGTGGAAAGATAATGATATGCCTCTCCCAAGATTCGATATAGGCGATCTTGAATGGCGCGTCAAGCCGAAAAATATAGTCGTCAAAACAAAGCTTGGATATGAAATAGATAGTTTTACCGGTTGGGGAAAGCTTTTTCATGATACAGGAGTTAAGCCGAATATCCGTTTTGAGTTTGACCCGGAAACCCTCAAACTTGTTAAAGCGGAGATGATCGGAAATGAGTAAAGGGCTTACCGTATTTATTAAGACAGGCATGCGCGGAAGTGAAGTCAAAGAATTTTATTCTTGGGATAAATTAGGAATTACAGAACAGGAATTTGACGATATGCCAAAAGAAATACAAGAAAAATTTGCGTGGGAGATCGCCAGTGAAAACATTGAATGGGGTTTTTACAAGGGGAAAGAAAATGACTAAAACGCCTGAATTGCTGCCGTGCCCTTTCTGTGGAGGCCCGGCGGATTTTCAAGAAAATGAATGCATTGGATACGCATATTGTATTCAATGCTTAGCTAAAACAGATGAATTTTATTCTTGGAGAAATAATAACTGGAAAGAAGATGCAGCACGGGATTGGAACTCCCGCACTCAATGTCCAGAATGTGAAAAAAAGAAAAAGGCGATTGAGCACATTTCGTTTCACCTTGAAATGGTTTTATGCGCGATGCAAGCAGCTTACGTCGAAATGTGTAACACAGGTGCAGATAACGCAATGCGTTGGATTGAAAACACTCTCGACGGCCCGGGATTGATTCCCGACGTACCAAAAGGAATAACCGCACAAGAATTTTTTGATAAAGAAATGGCGGAACTTGAATCGAGGATGAGGAATGAAACCAACTGATTTTTTACCAAAAACATACGAAGAGATAGAAGATTTTGTTGGTCTAAATTTTATATACCGGGAAGAGAAAGATGGAGAAATATTTTTCAAACTGTCAGCACATGATCTTTTGTCCTCATTTAGGGACTTGAAGGATGCGATTGGAGAGAAAAATGATAATGGTGTACGTGCAATATAAGGACAGACCAGATGTCTGCGGGACGGCTTTCGGTGGTGTTATGGACGAATTTCTGAATCAGGATGAACTGGCCTTTTTAACCGGAAGGACAAAAAAATCCGCACAAATTCGGTGGCTGACGAACTGGGGATACCGTTCCAGCGTTTTCAGTTTCGCGATTTACGCGCCAAAGCGGCAACAGACATAAGGGACATTTACGGCATCGTCGAAGCATCTAACCTGCTGGGACACACCAACACCAGAACGACGGAAATCTACATACGACAGCAAAAAGGCAAGACGGTAAGACCGGTTATGGCGAAACAGGTGTTTCGCCATGAAGACGCAAAGAAAGTCGGGAATGATGATAAGTAATTGATTTAATTGGCCTGCCCTAGTGGATTCGAACCACTGACCTACGGCTTAGAAGGCCGTTTACAAATTATTTAAAATCAATAGGTTAGTTAAATTTTCGTTTCGCCATGCACAAAAAATAATCAGCTCAAACACCTGATAAATACTAGCTATTATTTTTTATGGCGAAACACTTTTGATCTGAAAAAATAAGCCTTCAAGCCGGTTTTTTCATTGCAGCGCCTTGTACTGATCAATACACAGATTCAGCTCCCGGATTGCTGCGTCTCCGTCGGCTGCGATAGAGATAAGATCGTAAGCAGTCTTTCCGTCAAGTTCGGCTCGCGTTTCTCCAGCGTCATTGGTGGTATTTCCGGGCACTGTACAGCCACGGGCGGGGACTGACAGGCGCACAGTGCCAGACTGCACACGGCGGCGAAGATCAGCGATTTTTGATTCAGCATCTTTCTTTTCCTTCTCGTATTGCGCTTGCAGTTCGTTTTGAGCTGCTTGCCATTCCTGTTCTTTTGCTCTGGCCTCCTGCTCGGCCCGCAGGAGCGCTTGCGCGTGTTCGGTGGCTGTCGCTTCGATTTGCGCGTTGAGCCGCCATCCGTTTGCAAGCCAGCCCGCAATCAGTCCAACAAGCAAGCACGCAATTCCAATGATGAGTTTTTGCTTCATTTGTTTCTTTCAGCTTGCGCAGGTTCTCGAAAATACTTCCGTTCTCTGTATTCCGCTTGTTTACCTTCGTTCCAACCCGACACCGGTCTGTGGTACCCCATACTTTCTGTTTCCTCACATTCCTGTGAGTGTCGGACTATATCTTGCATGTTTTCATGCCGTGCCGTTTCAATGACTTTGTCATTTACTCCAATTATCGGATAGTCTCTAGGCATTTCCGAAAGAATGATTAGGTCAGAATGGGGAATCCGTCCTCCATTTTTAATCCAATTGTAACAAGAAGATTTGCAGTATCCTATGCTTCG